GTAGAAACAATAATAATCTTTGTTTTGGTACCAGCAGTAATAACAGGATAGACTGAGGTGAAGAATTCTGTGGCAATATTGGATGGTACGAAAGCAAACTCATCCAAGAATACAATGTTAAATGAACCAGAACGAGCCGCTGAACTTGATGTAGAAGATGCCACGATGACCGAACCATTCTCTAATTCCACACGACCTTTGTTCCATTCTACCACACCTTGTTGTAACCACATAGGTAGATTCTCATAGGCCAACTGTAACTTACCTAGAATACCACGAGCGGTCTCACCTCGGTTGGCGAGAACTGCTACGGATTGTGAGTCTTGAAATAGTATCGTCCAGAGAAGATAGGCGACTGTTGTGGTGGTTTTACCGACCTGTCGAGGACATTTCATGATAGTAAAACGATTCTCATGGAACGTCTTAATCATTTCTTCCTGAAAATCATACATTTTAAACTCGGTTACACCATCATCAAGTGTAATAATCTTAATGTATCTGGAAAAATATAATGGATCTTTCCGACACTTTACATATTCTTCTATCTGTTCTTCATTAAAATTAACATTGACACCCACTCTTTTGAGTAGAGGATTATCACGGTACGATTCTTTTAGTTTAGTTGCCATAAAATAGTTTATCTACTAATATTTTGGAATGTGGCGACTGTGAATTGGTAACGTAGTTGTTGGACATATGGTGAACCCAGCAATCTGTAAAGTGTTCCATTGGTACCAATACTCGATGGTTAAATCCTGCTGGTGGATGAATAAAGGTATTACCTAGGTTGGCAGATTCACGAATACCCCACCATCCTTTTTGACCAACATTAAAGTAATCGGACTTTATATGTTCTTCGACCATCTCTCGGTCCATAATAAACATACCTTGGTATGGTTCTGGTAGAGATAGGTACATATCATCATCAATAATAACCTTTTGATTGTTGTTGATGTTCACTCGGTTGGTACAGTCTAAAGAATATATCTTACCTTCTTTATCAATTTCAATCCTATGTATGCCTGGAATAAAATTAAAATTATTATCTTTGAATAGTTTTCTGGTTCTTAACCAGTAATTAAATGTTTTCTGTGAAACATCCACGTTACCTTCTAGATAAGCAAAGTGTGTATAGTCCGATTCTAGAAACTGTGGCATATATTTTTTGTGTTCCCAAGTCAAAAGAAATGGGTCTGCCAACTCTGCAACATCTATTTGCAAATCATCATTAAAATTTGTGTTGGAGTTAATAACAACCTTAACGCCTTTACAGTTTATCTTCTGTAGGTTTTTTATTAACTTGTTGAAATTTTCTAGTCTTTCTGGAACATAATGAAAACAAACATTCACCCATAACTTCATCATTTACCCTTTAAAAATTTACTCAATTCGGAGGTTGAACCTACAAAGATGGCTTTATCAATAGTTGTTCCAGATTGTTCCTTTTTAATACCAGAAATATCTCTCATTTCTTTTTGTATCTTGAGTAATCTATCGTTGGCCTCAGTCATATTCTTTAATAAAGTGGCATAGACTTCAAAGGCTCTTGGGTGTTGACCTGCTTTGGCAATCTCTAATATCTCATACATGGCTTCTTGGCCTTGGTCAATTATACCTTGAAGATTTTCTTTTGATTGCTGATAGGCATCCGTTAAATCGGAATCTATATCAGGTTGTTTATAATGTGTAGGCAAAGATTGTTTCTTTGGTGATTCTTGTTCACCAATTGGAGTTACATCAAAGACTTCACTTAAATTTTTATCAAGGTTGTTCATAGAATGTCCATATTAAAATTTATACTACACCAGTTCCACTAATAAACCATGTATTTGCTTCAGCTTGAATTAAAGTTGCTACACCATATGTATTAACATTTCGTGAAGCACTTGTTGTATTGCCAGCAAGATATAAGGATACACCTGTGTTTGGTGATATGATTACATTAGCACTTGATGATGTTCTAGAAACAATCATAATGGTTGTGCCATTTGAAAATGCCACGTTAGATGTTGTTGGAATATAAAGAGTGTTACTAGTTGATTGTGTATAATAAATGTATTTACCAGCATCAGTTAATTGTAATGTGTAGTTTGTTGTTTGAGCATTTTGTGGAACTGTTTGTGCAGCTGCCGCAATATTGGTATTCTGTGTTAAATTTACACCTTGAAGTATAATGGTATTTGCTTGTGCTGAAGATGCTGTGTTAGATGCAGTATTGGCTTGCGTAAATGCCGATTGAGCTAAAGACTCTGTGGCATTTGCAGCAGAAATTGTAATATTGGCAGTACCATCAAACGCCACACCATTAATAAATCTTGGTGTAAATAATCTGATTGCTGTTGCTGAACCACCATTAATACTGGCACTTGATGTAATGTAACCAAAGTCATTAGTTAATTGACCAAGTCTAGTTGGAACAGCAGCAGTTATCAATTGATTGACAGTATTAACAACATAGGTTTCTGTTGCCAATCTTTTACCACCAGATGTTGTACCGTTATGTACACTAATGGTGCCGTTTGAAGAATCAACAATTAATTCTCCATTAGCACCTACTGTATTAGCAAGTGCAGCGGTACTTAATCTTCTGAATTGTAATGTTTTTGCCATTTTTTAACCTATTGTTCGTTTCTGTTGTTAAGTAAATCAACAGCACCTATTTCTGTTGTTAAATCTTCTGTTCCAAATTGTACCATCAAATCACCACTAATCATATCATCATCTGTTTCTGTTATTGTTGTGGTATATGTATAACTACTATTGGCATTAGCCGTTGACGGATTAGGTGTGATATCAATCTGTGCGTGCTCTAATGGCACAACGGTAAATGATCCAAAATTATATTGTGCATTTGTTGTTAGTCCTGTTACGACTGCACTAGACACAAAATTACCAGCAATATTAGTTATTCGTAATTGGTTATTTGACCAAGATACTACTGTAGCCGTTGCTGTGGCAGTATTGATTGAAAACCCTTGATATATCGTTTCACCTTCTAGGTAAGTGCCATTGCCTGTACCTAAAGATGCAAGAACATCACCATATTTATTATCACTTAATATGTTAGTAATCGACCTTGTTATTAATCCTGTTGATGATGTTTGACCAAATATAAAACCTTTGACGGTAAAATTTAAAGTCCAAATAACCATACGAGTGTCGGAGTCTCGGTCACCTTCATATTCAATCTCATGTGTTGCTCTATTTAATAAGATAGGTATTTCTTTTACAATACCCATCTCAGGAATTAAATTTAATTTAATCGTGTAGTCTGGTGTAAAAAATGGTAATATGTGCTCAATGATTTGTGTACCATCTTCAATGTTTCTTACATAGATGTATAAGGAGAAATCAAAGTTGTATGGTACCGGATTGTATTGTGACTTTACACCAACCGATGTTTTTGTAAATGTTTTAAAATTTGTATTTTGTTTCCTTGAAGCATCATAGTCCAGACCAGTCATTTCATACGACATTCTAGGTAAAGACATTCCTGCCTTTTTATCCAAGTCTGGATCAAAAGCAAGCCTCTGAGCATACTTTTCTTTGCCAGCATAAGCAATAGGAACTAAAAATCTTTGTTGTTCCGTTTCATCTGGATTATATCGTACCAAAGTAATGTTGTTGAATAGATTACCAAACCCAACAACTAGTTTTCTGATGGCTCGATTGTAAGTAGTGGCCATTTAAATTGTTCCAAAAGGGTTTGATTCTTCAGTATTGGTAATTGTATCGGCTGAAGTTGCAATGTAGGTATTATCATATACCTCATTTTGTGTCTGAGAGTCTTGTGGATCATATGAACTTAGTATGTAAGACACATTACTTGTTTGGCCAGTAATTCTTTGGCCATTACCAAATACTCCAGCAATTGTGTTGACCACCAAATGACGCAATGCCGGTTTCCAAGATTGTACAACGGCAGATGCTGTATTTGATGTGACTGTTTCACCAATAGTAAAGTTACCTGAACCAGATCCAGTCCTTGTTGTTAATTCAATTGAGTAGGCAGAATCAGTAACCACCACATCAATCTCGGTGTCACCAGTATTGATAATTTCTTGTGAGTATTTGAATTTCTCCATCTTCAATTCATAAAAGTATGGGTTTTGTCTTCCTAATTGATGAAAGTCTTTTGCTTGTTCCACAAAAGTAATCTCATATAATTCACCGGTACCGTTTAGAAAAGGAACATATACTAAGTCACCTTCACGGGGTCTGGTAAATGTGTTTTGTGGTACTCTTTCTTCAAACGACCTTTTACTTATAATCACACGAACCGAATCTCGAATCTCTAGTCCAAACTTTGAAAAGAAATCTTGTTGTCCTTCATATCCTTCTGAACTGGATAGGTACATTTCAACATTAAATGCTTGAGTAAACTTCTTAACTGGATCTTCACCATAAAGAATATCACGGTCCTCAGGATTAAATATGGGCAGATAGAATGAATCGAAACCCATTATCTTAATGGATTCCACAATGATATCTTCTATCAGGCGTTGTTCACCTTTAGAGTTGTAGTTATTGAAGTAGACTGAAGTTGCCATATTAGTTCATGAACATTTCTAAAGGAGCACCGTATTCAGTCTGCATTTCACCTTCTAGTTTCTCTATCTCGGCAACTGCTTCTTCATAGATTTTATCGCCATTCATAGTCACACCACCAGGCAACATTAAACCAGAGAACTTTTTAAGGTTATTACCCCATGTTCTTTTGATGAGTGCTGTGGTGTATTCTTTCATCCATCGGTCATTCCAAACTCTGGTATACACATCTGGATTGATAGAACCATAACATTCTGCTATCACTACCGTGTTTGTGGTATTTGGATACGACCAACCCCAATCAATAAACAGCCTTTGCATATGCCTTTGGAATCGAATAGGAACTTCTCCAGAGAACATCAACTCTAGAGAACGTATGTGTTGTTGTGTCATTGTATAATTGACGTATGATGCGGAGGTAAAGTCGTATAACTCATGTAAACGTAACTGATACCTGAGGTCAAACATATTGACTGTAACTTGAGAATCGGTAATTGGAAATACTCTGGTGATACCAATGATTTCCAAAGAGTTATTTGAGGAGTCTCTGACGTCCGTTAAATTGATATACTTTTGGGTAATCTCGGTCTGTGTGATACGCTTGATATAATAGAACTTTTGCAGACCATCAAAATGGTAGTCTTGCCAGTATTGGATTGCGTCATCAATCCTATCTTCAACTTGAGCATCGTCAATGTTAATTTCTATGACTGGTGCACCTAGTCTGCGCAAACAGTAGGCCTTAAAATTGTCTCTTGTGGTAATTATAGCCATCAATTTCTCCTATGATAATACTATTTATCTAACGGAGGAAAGGCATTATTATGATATAATTAGAAAGTAATTGATCCTGATGCGGTGAATTTATAAACGTTAGATCCTGCATCTGTTGTAACTGTAGGTGAACCTGTCGTTGAAACTGCTGTTGATACTGTTCGAAGTATGACAATTCCAGAACCGCCAGCCATTCCAGAAGGTGATCCACCGCCGCCACCACCGCCACCGCCACCGGTATTAACCGTTCCAGCCGTGCCATTACTATATTCGGTTCCACCGCCGCCACCGCCGCCATTACCACCAGTTCCAGCACCACCAGGAACATTAACTGCACCACCGCCACCGCCAGCATAGTAAATAGCAGAACCTGTTATACCATTACTTAAACCAATACCACCATTGCCTCCGGTAGAACTGGTTGCTGGAACAGCACCTACAGCACCTGCGCCGCCACCACCACCAGCAACGTACCCGTTGGACCGTCCATTACCTCCGGCATTGCCTTGACTTGGATTAGTAGCAGGAGTATTTCCAGCTCCCCCTAGATTTGTGCCAGCATTATTTCCTCCTGCTCCTCCTCCAGAACCGCCTGCACTGGCGTTAGATTGTTGGTCACCGTTATATGCAGATCCGCCGCCACCACCAGCAGATTCAATTGATAATACACCGCCAACTAAAGAAGAAACTCCACCACTTGTTCCGGTAAGACCACCGGCACCATATACACCTCCAGCACCACCACTACCTACTGTAATTGTGTAAGCAGTTGACGGAGCTAAAGTTATTGCTGTTGAACCGTAATTTGTTCTGTAACCACCTGCACCACCACCACCACCAGTATTTTTTCCTCCTCCGCCACCACCAGCAACTATTAAATATTCA